GAGAGGAGCTGACTGATGGCATACGCACAAGCTGGCTTCGGCCCATTAGGTGGACAATCTTTAGCTGGTAACGCCCCGGCGTTGTATGTGTACACGACTGCTGATGCACATACAGACGTTGACGGTTCTGGCTACTTTAATGATCTTGCCGACACACTGAAAGTCGGTGACATGATTATTGTTCACGGTTCAACTGGCGGTACTCGCACAGTAACTATGCACATTGTAGTATCAAACGCCTCTGGCGTTGTTGATTGCTCAAATGGCACAGTTATCGGTGTAGTAACCGACAGCGATTAATAATAGTGGGGCGGCTTGCGCCGCCCCATTTCCCCATTTTGGAGTAGCTAATGGCGCAGGGCGATACAAAACTGTCTATATGTTCTGAGGCTCTGATTATGCTGGGCGCTGCCCCGCTTTCATCGTTTGCCACTGGCACCGATGAGGCGCAAGTAGCTGATCGTCTTTATGATGATGTGCGCGATACTATTTTGATGCAGTACCCCTTCAGTTGGTCTATCAAAAAGGTAAAGCTAGCGCGTTTAGCTAGCACACCAATCAATGAATGGAAATACACTTATGCGCTGCCGGGCGATATCCTCGGCAACCCAAAAGCTGTGTTCAATATTAGCGCGGTTGGGGCGCAGCCGGTTCGCGATTTTGAGATTTACAATCTAGGTCTTTATACAAATTATGAGGATGTTTGGATTGATTACCAGTTCAGGCCAGAGCCAGCAGTTTTTCCACCTTACTTTGTGCGCTTATTAAAAACAGCTTTAGCCGCTGAGTTTGCCGAGCCGGTAACCGACCAGCTTACAAAGGGCGATTATTATCATCAAAGAGCATACGGCGCGCCGTCCGAGAATATGCGAGGCGGCTTAATGCGCGTTTCTATTAATATTGACGGCGCTGACCGCCCAGCCCAAACAATACAAGAGTTTCCGATTTCAGACATAAGGTTCTAGAATGAGCCGAATTATTCAGATCCAGAATGATTTTACCAGCGGTGAGCTAGACCCAAAGCTACGCGCTCGGACTGATATTGACCAATATAGTTCTGGTCTGACGACAGCGCGTAACGTCAGCATCCAGCCTCAAGGCGGCGCTAAACGTCGCGACGGCACCAAGTTTATTGCTGAACTAGATGGCGGGGCAGGCACGGCTGTGCGGATGGTGCCTTTTGAGTTTAGTGTGGCAGACAGCTATATGTTGGTGTTTACGCCGGGCAAGATGTATGTCTTTAAAAACGGCGCACAAATCACAGCTATTAATGCTGGCGCGGATGATTTTTTAACTGTGTCTGATGTCACCGCAGATATATTGCCGGAAATGAACTGGGTGCAATCTGCTGATACGGTTATTGTTGTTCATGAAGATCTCGCACCGCTAAAGATTGTGCGCGGGGCTACTGACGCAGATTGGACAGCCACTGCAATTGATTTTGATCACATCCCAAAATACGCATATGAGTTTGATGTTCATAGCCCACAGTTTACAATTACGCCGTCATCGACGGTTGGTAACATCACTATCACAGCTAGCGCGGTAACCACTGACACTGGCACGGCTCAGGGCGGCGCAGCTAATACCATAACGCTAAAAGCTGCGTCCAACTACACGCTAGACGATGAGCCAAACGGTATGTTTATTGAGATTACCGCTGGCACCGGCTCAGGCCAAAAGCGCCACGTTGAGGATTATGAGGCGGCCACTAAACTGCTTACTGTTTACCCAGCGTGGGATACAGCGCCGGACGCAACATCTCAGTATAAGGTCGCCGCATTCAGCACCGCAGCAGTTGACGAATATGCCGCTGTGGATACCGGGTTTGGCCGAGTGCGTTACGTTGAATATGTTAGCGACACTCAGATGAAGGCTTATGTTGAGATACCATTTTTTGACACCAGCGCAATAACCAAAGGTAATTGGAATAGCGAACACGGTTACGAAGATGTTTGGTCTACAGCGCGTGGCTGGCCGCGCAGCGTGACTTTCCACGAAGGCCGCTTGTATTTCGGCGGCAGCAAAGGACGCCCATCAACAATATGGGGCAGCCGCGTTTCTGACTTTTTTAACTTTGACCCCGGCGAAGCGCTGGATGACGCGGGCGTTGAGGCGACGCTAGACACCGGCACATTTAACGCGGTTGTTGATATTTACTCTGGCCGTCACCTGCAAGTGTTTACGACCGGCGCTGAGTTCTATGTGCCACAAGCGCTAGATGAGCCGATCACGCCAACAAACATGATTGTAAAGCAGCAGACAGGGTTTGGTATGAAGCCCGGCATCAGGCTGCAAAACGTAGACGGTTCGACGCTGTTTATCCAGCGTCAGGGAAAAGCGCTACAAGAGTTTATTTATAGTGACACTGTGCAGGCTTATACGTCAGCCAAGATATCTTTGTTGTCGTCGCATCTATTAAAGACGCCGGGCGAGATGGCTGTGCGTAAGGCAACCGGCACTGATGAGGGCGACCGCCTGCTAATCGTAAATGACGATGACGGCAGCATCGCTTGTTACACGTTGCTGCGGAGCCAGAACGTAATTGCGCCATCTGAGTGGACAACCGACGGCAGTTTTTTAAATATAGGCGTTGACGTTGATGACATTTATACTGTGGTAAAGCGCACAATCAACGGCAGCGATGTTTACTATGTTGAACTATTTGACGCTGATACATTGCTTGACAGCGCCAAGACAGGCGGCGCGGCGGCTAGTGTTACTATGGATCACCTTGAAGGCGAAACAGTTAAGATCATCCGCGATGGCGTGATTGAGCCTGATCAAGTGGTGCCAGCAACGCCGTTCACAATTACTTTTGATACAGCGGCTACAGCAAGTTATCAGGTTGGGATAAATTTTACGCCAGAGATCAAAACGCTACCAGTTGAGCCAAGGCTGTCGAGCGGGTCGCTTAAAGGGTTTAAGAAGCGCATTTTTGAGGTAAATGCTGAATTGTTTGAAACGCAATCTCTGACTATTGACGGCAAGCTAGTTCCCTTTAGACGTTTTGGCGCAGGGGTTCTTGGTGGGTCTGTTCCTGCGTACACTGGTATCAAAACGCTACATTCTATGTTAGGTTATACCTATGATGGTCAAATCACAATTGGTCAGGACGTGCCGTTGAAAATGACACTGCTTGGCATTGATTATAAGGTGAGTGCGGGTCAATGAGTGGTGGTGGTTTAGGATTAGCGCTTAGTGGCGCTAGCGCTTATACGCAGTATAGGGCTGGGCAGATGCAGTCTGCCTCTTTGCAAGCGCAAGCTGGTTATACGCGGCTGCAAGCGCAACAAGAGGCATTAAGGCAAAAGCAGCAGGCAGTTGCAGTAATGGACAACATGATAGCCACAGCAGCCACCATTAACGCTTATGGTGGGATGGGGCTTGGCAATGTGGAAAATTTAAAAAACGCGGCGCGGGCGA